CAGCATGAACAACGAGAAGCCCGCCGCGATCATCACGAAGCAGAGGTTCGGCTACCGCATCCGAAACGCCGACCCTTGGGTTCGGAATCCATATAGTTTCTGGCGTCCGTCGCTGAGCGGCGCGAAGCGGCTCGCGGTCAAGCGGTTTGGGGGTGTCTAGCTAATGACAACAAACATCCGTGAGCAGGTCGCAATGTGGCTGTTCGACATGGACTACGACTCGCGTTGGGAACACTTCGCTGACCAGAGTGAGTACTTGGCCAAGGCTGACGGGTGGTTGGCGCAGCCCATCGTTCGTGCTGTAGCTGAGGCCGCATGGGATGAAGCCGACAAGGCCGTGTCGTGCTGGTACGACGACGAGCACTCACCCGGCCCTCGCGTCGGCCCCGAAGAGTTCCCTGTCAATCCGTTTCTGTCTGAAAGCGAGAAGCGCTAATGACAACACCACCGACACCAATGAGCATCAAGCGAATCCGCGACGAGTACTCGTTCGCCACGGCATGGCGTTCTCAGGACCGTGCGGGGCAACGTGACCTGAGTGTGTTGCGTGAGTCGAACCGCGCTGAGTTCGATGCCGCTCTTGCCGAGCATGACCGTGCAACCGCCGAGAAAGCATGGCAGGAAGGCGTGCGCCACGTCCACGACACCAAGTGCGTCTTCGGCAAGAAGGACCTGAACGAACCCTGCCCGCAGAATCCGTTTCGGTCTGTACCAAAGGAAAACACATGAGCGGAAATCCTAAATGCGAGCACTGTGAAGTCCCGCTCGCATGGCACGACCAGACCTACATCGGCCAACGCTGCAACCTGAACCGAGCCATGTCCGACCTCTGGCGGGCAATCCGCTCGGCCCTGCATTTCTGATTTGTTTTGACCGGAGACACAATGACTGAACCGATTTCGATTACCGATCAGATGCCGTGCGCGAGCGGCTGCATTCGTAAGGGCACCGAGGACAGCCCTGTCCCTCAATCGCTCCGTGCGACCCACGGTCGATACTGTGCCCGTTGTTACTACCGCACCGATGGGGCACTACGACGCGCGGGCACACTGACGGAGCACATCGTGTCCCTGGTGGGTGGTATCCCGGCGAAGTCGTCATCGGAGTCGCAGCGCACGAAGAAGCACCCGCCGTTGCCGTTCAACGTGGAGGCGTTCGCTGACGCGAACGAGATCTACTCCCGACTCGTGTATTGGGCATCCGTATGGGCAACACGACTGAACCGCCCGATCCCTGCTCCCGCAGCTCGCGCGTGGAGGACAGACAACAACCGAATCGTCGGCTTGCCCAACGACATCACCCCCGAAGCCGTCCGCTACGTCGTCGGCATCATGGGGATATGGCTTGACGCCCACCTTGACGAAATCCTAGATACCACCGTCACGGACGACATCGACTACTTCCGTGCCGAGATGGACGACATCTATCGTGCCGGCGCGAAGTGGCCGATGGAGGATCAAGCCCAGTACGTTCCCGTCGCCTGTTGGATTGACGAGAACGGGGAAGCGTGCGGGTCGAAGATTGCCCTGTACCCGCCGAAGTGGGCTGGCGATGACAGGATGATCGTCTGCGATAGGGGCCACGCGTTCGATGAGGACGAGTTCGACCGCATGTCATCCGTGTTCCGGCAGGTCCGCAAAGAGCAGTTGCAGGAGCAGATCAAAGCCCACAAGGTAGCCACCCGTCTGGCGAAGAAGTACGGGGCCGCATGACACGCCCAAACGGTACTTGACAACCAACCCAAATCAGAGCGCATTCGTGCCTATACTGAACGCAAGCGATTCACTGGCTCCGGCCTCTGGGTCGCTCTTGCGTTTAACGACTTCCGAACCCACGGCCTCACCTTTCACGGCTCAGAGCCAACTAGGACCGTTGAGGATCGGAACTAGCTTCGGCCCTTTCACCGAAGACCACAAACAACACCAACGTCGCCTTCGGGTCACTGCTGGTGTTTGTAGCGCTAGGTTTCGTAGCCACGCGCAGGGCCGACCAACCACCTAGACGGGCATGTTGGTCGGCCCACACACAACGAGAGGCAAGACGATGACGACACTCGGTGAGCTTCTCGGAATCGAGAACGATCCCGGGTTCATCGCCGCCTGCCAGACCGCACGTCAACGACTCGACAATGCCGAGACCCGCTACTGCAAGAACGGGTGCGCCAACACCTACGACCCCGGCACAACTATCCCGTTCAGTGGCTTCGGCCGCGCGGGATGCGACCAGCCCGAGTGCATAGGACGCGAAGCGGCATGACCGACTTCTCTGTTGCTGACCACCTAGACGACAGAAGCAAAGAGGCACTTCTCGAGCTCGCCAAGCATTCGACCATCGGCTCACCCGAGACCGCACAGCACGACACCGACCTACTCGACTCAGACCAGGAGTAAGACAATGCAATCAAGACGCGCCGCTTCCTCCGTTCTCATGACCGGAACCAAAACAGCCACAGCGACCGGCACCGCGATACCCATTGACGAGTACTCCGGAGTCATCGCCTACCTGAACATCACCGCAGCCTCCGGCACCACCCCCACCCTCGACATCAAGTTCCAAGACTCCCCCGACAACGTGACCTTCCACGACATCCCCTCAGCAGCATTCACCCAAGCCATCACCACGGGCACACAACGCCTCAGCGTCACCCCAGCAGGCAGATACATTCGCGCCGTAGCAACAATCACAGGCACGACCCCCTCGTTCACCTTCGACATACAGGCCGCCGGCTACTAGACGACAGATGCCAGCCAAAGCGTCCACCACCGCCCGCGGCTACGGATACGAACACCAGAAGGAACGCCGCAGACTCACCCCCCTCGTCAACAGCGGCCAAGCAGTGTGCGCCCAACCTGTCTGCATCCACCGTGACAGAACCATCCAACCCGGCACACCGTGGGCACTGGGCCACAACGACAACCGCACCGCATGGATCGGCCCAGTACACGCAGACTGCAACCAACAAGACGGCGCATCCAAAGGCGGACGCACCATCGCAGCACGCAAACACCCGACACAACGCACCACCACAGCCTCACAGAACTGGTAACCCCGGGGGCGGGGGTCCACTTCCGAACGAAACTCACATGCACGGACCCGCCAGTCATCTCTTTTTTTTAGCGAGGCCATCGTGGAAGTTACTACGGGTGCCGGGCTGCGTGCTCTTGTCTCTGAGGAGACCGATGCGCGCACTCGCGGGTTGTTGGTCGAGGCCGCGCGTATTGCTGATCGGCTGGATGATCTGGATCTGATCATCTCCGGCAAGGGTGTCCTGCAGTTGCTGCGGTTCCGTCTTTCGGATGACGAGGGGCGGGTTGCCGAGGTGAAGTTCGACGGGGTTCTGGCGGAGGCGCGTCAGCAGGCGTCGGCGTTCAAGGCGATCCTCGCGCAGCTCGGGGTGCCGAAGGTCGAGACGATTGTCAAGCGGAGGTCGGGTGTTGACGAACTCCGTGCTCGTAGAGCGGCGCGCGCTCCAGCAGGGGGCGCAGAGGCCGAGGGTTCTGCATCGTCCTGAGTTCGACAGCGAGGACGATGCGCGCGATGCCATCGATGTGATGGAGATGTGCGGGCAGACTCTCGACCCGTGGCAGTGCCTGCTCGTCTGCATCACCCTCGCCACGATCCACGGGCTGCTGTCGGCTTCGTCGGTCGGTGCGCTGGTGGCCCGGCAGAACGGCAAGGGCGGGTGGCTCGAGGCAATAGCCGTGTGGTCGCTGTTCGAGGCGCATCTCGGGGGCCGGCAGTTTGGTGCCGACGAGAAGCGTCCGGGTTTGAAGAACTTCACACTGTGGACCGCCCATGAGCTGAAGACCTCGGATGAGGCGTACCTGCGAGTGAAGAACCTGATCCAGTCGAATGAGGAGCTTGCGGCCGAGGTTGTGCGGTGGGACGGCGGTCTGACCGGTCAGCATGTCATCGAACTGCGTGACGGTTCACGGCTGGCGTTCCTTGCCCGTTCGAAGTCGTCCGGGCGTGGGTTCTCTCCACGTCGTGTGATCTTCGACGAGTCGCAGGAGTTCTCCGCTCTCGCGCACCGGGCCATGCTGTATGCGACGTCCGCTCAGGGCACCAACCGTCAGCTCATCTACACAGGCACGGTGCCTTCCGAGGAGAACACCTCCGAGATATGGACTGGCATCCGCGACGTCGGACGCAAGGGCGAGTCGAAGCGGGCAGCCTGGGCGGAGTGGACGCCGACCGGATCGGATGACCCGAAGCACACGGTCGACCCGACATCGTGGACGTCCCGGGCTCAGGCTAACCCCGCACTCGGAACAGACCGGCTCCTTCACGAGACGATCGACGCCGAGTGGGAAGCCGCCCAGTCCGACATCGAGGGGTTCCTCCGGGAGCGACTGTCGATCTGGCCGACCGTCCTAGGCGATGCGGGGGCGGTCATCGACGCTGCTAAGTGGAATGGCGTGTGCCTCGACACCGGCTCGCAGGTGACCGGGGATGCGAAGTTCGTCCTCGACGTGTCCCCTAGCCGCGCGTGGGCGTCGATCGCCGTCGCCGGCAACCGTGAGGACGGCCTTCCTCACGTCGAGGTCACCTCGCGCGAAGGTGTGATGGATCACCGCCCCGGTGTCGAGTGGGTTGTCCCGCGAGCTGTCGAGCTGAACCGGTCCCGTCCTGGATTCGTGCTGACCATCGTGGCCGGCTCTTCCGCAGAACCGCTCATCCCCGCGCTCACCGAGGCCGGGGTCAGGGTCGAGTTCGTGAAGGCCGCGGACCTACCGGCCGCGTGCGGGCTCTTCTTCGACAAGGTCGAGGCCGGGGCGCTGCGGCACATCGGACAGGCCGACCTCACCGATGCGCTCAAGGCCGCTCGGAAGAACAACGACGACGGCGAGGGCGCTTGGCGGTGGGGTCGCCGCAAGTCCGCGTCGGACATCACCCCTCTCTATGCGGCAACGGTCGCCCTGTGGGCGCTCACCCACTCCCCCCCGCTCGAGCCGTCCGCCTTCTTCCTCTAGGAGTTCCCTGTGCGACTGTCGCTGATGCTCCTGATCCTCGCCGCAGCCGGTGTCGGTGCCGGCATCGGCTGGTGGGTTCACCCCGGAACCGGGATCGCTGCCGGTTCTGTTCTCCTCGGCCTGATCGCCCTGTTCCACGATGACGGGAAGGGGCGCCCGTGAGGCTCATAGACCGTCTTCGCGGGGTGATCGTCCCCTATCCGACCGACCCGAACTACACAGGCACGGGCACAGGGTTCCTGCAGTCGTACGGGTCTGGCGGCACTGTCGCCAGCGAGTCGGTCGGCAACGACTTCATGTCGTATGCAACGGTCGGGTATCAGGGCAACGGGCCGGTCTTCTCGGTTCTGAACGCACGTCTGCGCCTGTTCGGCGAGGCGACGTTCAAGTACAGGAACCTGACGGACAAGAAGATGTGGGGCGACCCGTCGCTTCAACTGCTGGAATCGCCGTGGCCGGGCGGGTCCACACAGGATCTCCTCGGGCGGATGATTCAGGACGCCGACCTCGCCGGGAATGCGTTCGTGCACCGCCTCAACGACACGCGGCTTGAGCGACTGCGCCCCGACTGGGTGCGGATCATCTCCGTTGAGCTCAGCGACCCCAGCACAGGAGACCCGTACCGTGAGGTTGTCGGGTACGCGTTCACCCCGGGCGGTCAGGGCGATCCGGTCCTCTACCCGGTCGACGATGTTGCCCACTGGTCGCCTGTCCCCGATCCGCTGGCACCGTGGCGGGGCATGTCGTGGCTGACCCCGATCGTGCGGGAGATCAACGCCGACATCGCCATGTCGGTGCATGAGCAGAAGTTCTTCGAGAACGCCGCCACCCCCAACATGCTCATCAAGTACCAGGGCAAGGTCGACCCGGCGTGGATGGCGAAGCTGCGCGACCAGATCCAGTCGAACCACGGCGGGGTGGAGAACGCCAACAAGACCCTGTTCCTTGATGAGGGGGCGGACGTCACGGTCATCGGTTCGCAGTTCAAGCAGATGGAGTTCGCTCAACTGCGTGAGGCCGGCGAGGTTCGCATCGCCGCCGCAGGGGGTACCCCGCCGATCGTCGCAGGACTGCAGGGCGGGCTCGACGCGTCGACGATGGCGAACTACGCGGCCGCGTACAGGAACTTCGCGGACTCGACCATGCATCCGCTGTGGCGTGGGGCGTGCGCCGTTCTGGGCAAGTTCCTGCCCGCAAACGGCACCGCCGAGCTGTGGTTCGACACTCGCGACATCCCGGCCCTGCGGGATGCGGAGATGGAACGGCAGAAAGGCAACGCCCAGATGTCCATCGCCGTCATGAACCTCGTCAACGCCGGCTATGCCCCTGATTCCGTCATCTCCGCGGTCACCAGCGGCGACATGTCTCTTCTCAAGCACACCGGACTTGTGTCCGTCCAACTCACCAAAGCGGGCCAGACGCCCGACACAGGAGGTACACCGTGAACGAGTTCACACGATCCTTCCCACTGGAGGACATCAAGTTCCGTGCAGGGGGCGACGGCCGCACCGTCGAGGCATATGCGGCCGTGTTCGACCAGACCGTCTCTGTGAACGACAAGGACGGCCACTACATGGAGCGGGTCGATCCGACCGCCTTCAACAAGACCATCGCGGACAAGGGCACCCGGTTCTCGGTCCTCTACAACCACGGCATGACCATCTACGGCACCCCCTCCGACTCCGGGTCCATGCCCATCGGAACCCCACTCGAGGTGCGCGCAGACTCCCGCGGACTGCTGACGGTGACCCGCTACAACAACACCCCACTGGGCGAGGCCACCCTCGAGGCGATCAAGTCCAACTCCCTGCACGCGCAGTCGTTCTCCGGCTCGTTCGTCCGCTCCGACAAGCCCAAGCCCCGCGGGGGGTTCCGTGCCGACGTTTCCGGTGCCCTCCCGTTGGTGACCCGACAGGAGATCAACCTCCTCGAATACGGGCCAACCCCGTTCCCCTACTACCCGGATGCCCGGATCACCGGGGTGCGATCGGCGGGCGCTGACGGCCTGCTCCTGCCCCTGATCCTCGCTGACGGCGACCTCGATTCCATCGTGGCCGCATTGCGCAGGAACGACGCCACCCTCGCGCAGGCACGCGCCGTGATCTCGGAGATCCTCGGATCGAACCCGGACGAGGATGACGAGTTCCTCACCCGCCTAACTTCCCTTGCCACGCGGCTAGACGCGCCGGCAGGAACCGCCACACCTTCTGGTGCCGGCACCGACGAGCCGCTTGCAAAGCACTCGGGTCGGCTGTCCATGTCACAGCGGACGAGGGAGATCCTCGCCGCAAACCACGCCCAGGAGGCAACAACTAATGGCAACACGACTGAATGACGTGCTGGAGCGCATGAGCGCTGCCCGCACGGAACTGCTTGAACTGTCAGAGATCGAAGAGCCCACCGCCGAGCAGTCGGCACGGTTCGTTGAGCTGGAGACCGAGTTCGACACCCTCGAGGCGGAGCGCGCTCCGCTCGCCGCCCGCGCGGTGAAGGTCGAGGCGGTTCGCTCCGCCTCCCTCGATCCCGTGAACGTCAACGACGGTGCCGCAAAGGGACCGGACCTTCTGGTTCGCACCCAGCGCAACCCGTTCGACTCGACCCGTGCCGTGCTGGCGCGGGCGATCGACTTCGACGACATGCGCGGTCGTGCTTTCGACGCCGTTGAGGCGACTACGAAGTCCTCGGCCCGCTACCGCATGTCGGACGAGTCCGCCGAGAAGGTCACCCGACTCATCGAGAACGACGAGAACGAGGGCGATGACGGCGGAATCTCCCGCCACATCCTCCTCACCGGCTCGGACGACTACCACCGTGCGTTCAAGAACATCATGCGCAACAAGGGCGAGATCAACGCCCTTGAGCCGGACGAGCAGGCGTCCATGCGTGCCGCCCTGTCCCTGACGGGCGCGAACGGCGGGTACCTGATCCCGGTCACCCTCGACCCGACGATCGTGCTCACGAACTCGGGTTCGGCGAACCCGTTCCGGAAGATCTCGCAGATCAAGACGATCACGACGAACTTCTGGGAGGGCGTCACGTCGGCCGGTGTGAACGCCGCATGGCTCGCGGAAGCGGGGGTCGTCACCGACAACACCCCCACCGTGGGGCAGCCGGTCATCACACCGCAGAAGGCCGCGGCGTGGGTGTTCGGCTCGTACGAGGTTCTCGGCGACTCGGACTTCGCGTCCCAGTTCCCGGCGCTCCTCACGGATGCGAAGGACCGTCTCGAGGAGGCTGCGTTCGCCACGGGGGCAGGTTCCGGTGGTGTGCCGAAGGGCATCGTCACCGCTGCCACCACGACCGTCACCACGGCGGCTGTGGCAACGTACGCGATCGCGGACATCTACTCGCTGCAGGCTGCGATCCCGCCCCGGTTCCGTCTCGGCAACTCGGTTGCGATCATCGCGAACGTGGGGATCATCAACAAGACCCGCCAGTTCGACACCGCGGGGGGCTCGTCGTACTGGACGACCCTCGGTGACGGGCAGCCGGAACGTGTTCTCGGCCTGCCGCTGTACGAGTCGACCACGATGGCCAGTGCCCTCACCACGGGCAGCAAGATCGCCGTCGCGGGTGACTTCTCGCAGTACGCGATCGTCGATCGCGTCGGCATGACGGTCATGTACGAGCCGATGGTCAAGGACGCCACCACGGCCCGCCCGACAGGGCAGGCCGGCTGGTTCGCGTACTGGCGCGTTGGCGCGGACGCGGTTGTGCCCGGCGCTTTCCGCACCCTCGTAACCCAGTAGCAGTACCACCAAGAGTGGGTACCCATTCGGTACCCGCTCTTGGTGCCCCAGACAAGGAGAAAAGTCATGCAGCAGGCAAACCAGGCATTCCACTACTCGACGGGTGACGGGGTGGACCATTTCGTCGCGAAGGGCGATGTGGTCGCCGACAAGGACCCGATCGTGAAGGGCCGCGAGGCCCTGTTCACCACTGTCGCCGACCTCGACAAGAAGCCGCAGTAGCCCATGTCGGTGCTGCTGGGTGACGTCTACTCCGCCTCGTACACGGCACCTGCCACGGCGACGGTTGTGCTGACAGTCACCGCAGCGGACGGCACCATAACGACTCCCGCCGTGGTGACGACTGCCGCACCCGTCTACACGGCGACGGTTCCCGCTGCGATTGTCGGCGCGTACCTGCTGACATGGGTGGCCTCCGGTGCCGCCACCGATGTGTACACGGACCAGTTCACCGCCATCGCCCCCGCCCTGCAGCTGATCTCGATGTCGGACCTGAAGGACCAGCTCAACCTCTCCCCCACGGATGCGACCAGCACGAACAGGCTGCGCCGTTTCATCCAGTCGGCAACCGATGTGGTCGAGAACATCACCGGCCCGATGCGAGGCCAGTCGCGCACCGAGTACTTCGACGGCAACCGTTCCACCGTTGTCCTGTCGGCGCGGTGGGTTCAGTCGATCACCACGGTCACGGAGATCCTCGGCACCTCCTCGTTCACCCTCACCGAGCAGCCCCTCGGCGGCGGCAGTGCCACCCAGTACGGGTACACGTGGGACAGGAACACGCACAAGATCACCCGCAGATCCAACGGGGTGACAGGCATCTTCCCTGCCGGTGACGGGAGCGTGGCGGTCACCTACAAGCTGGGCATCAACCCGCTCCCGCAGGACATCTCCGACGCTGCAGGCGAGCTCATCCGGCACTGGTGGCAGAACGGGCAGCAGCCCCGGGCGATCTCGTTCACGAACACGGGAGCCGACGACGACACCGGCACGATCACCTCGGCGGGGTACTGGGTGCCGAACCGCGTGAACGAGCTTCTGGCCCCCTACGCCCTCGGGCCGGTGCTGGCCTGATGGGCGTCTCCATCGGCACCGCCATCGACTACCTCGTTTCGGGCACCAACCCGATCACAGGCACGACCCTTCTGGCGGCTCTGCAGGCCGTCGATTCAGAGGCGATCGTGGTCGACGGTATCGAGGTCACATCGTCCCGGTCGATGGTGTTCATCGGCAAACGCGACCCCGGCAACACCGCCGCCAACGAGGGCAGCCAGCAGATCGTCAACCTAGGGGCCGGCAGGTCCGATGAGGAGTACGACATTCCCTGTGTTGCGTGGGTGTCACGCAACGGACCCACGTTGAAGCCTGCCCGTGATGCTGCGATCGCCCTGTTCGATGTGGTCGCCCGTTTCGTTGCCGCAGACAGGTCGCTTGGCGGTGCCCTGCAGCAGGGCAGGTACGCGTCAATCGGCTCGGTGTCACTCGATCAGGACGTTGCCGGCGATGCCGGGGCGGCGCGGGTGGCATGGCTTTCCTTCTCCATCCACTGCACGAACCACTACACCCCCTAGGAGCCCCATGTCCGCGTTCAAGAACGTCTCAGGAGAGGACCGCGAGGTCCTCATCGACGGGCGCCCCATCCACGTTGCGGCAGGTGACTCGTTCACCGTGCCCGACGAGCACGACACGTCGTTGGAGAGCCAGCCCCACTTCACCATCGATCGGAAGTACAAGCCGGAGCCCGTAGCGGTTCCCGAGACTGAAGGAGACATCTGATGGCAATAGGTTCCGGGCTCTCGTCCACCCTCGGCATCGCCACCGAGACCACCCCCGGCACCCCTGTGCCCGTGACTCGGTTCACGGAGTACAACAAGGAGTCGATGGCGCTGAAGAAGACCACCGTGCAGGGCGAGGGCGTTCGCGGCGGCGGCCTTGTGCGCCGTGGCTCGCGACGCAACTACGTGGCCCGGCAGGCGGGCGGCGACATCGACTTCGACGTCCCCACCTCCACGTTCGGGCTGTTCCTCCAGCACATGCTCGGGTCGTTCGCGGCCACGGCAACCTCGATCGGCGGTGGCCTGTACCAGCAGATCCACACCCCCGCGTCCTTGCAGGGGAAGGCGTTCACGCTGCAGATCGTGAAGCCCGACACCACAGGGACGCTGGGGCCGCAGGCGTTCACCTACCCGGGCTGCAAGGTCACCGCGTGGGAGCTGTCGGCGCAGATGGGACAGCAGCTCGGAATCAAGCTGACCATCGACGCGATCGACGAGGCGACCCCCTCGAACGCGTTCGCATCCACCACCCTCGCCTCTTCGGCGTCGGCGCTCGCAACGACGATCTCCACTGTCGCCTCCATCGCTACGGGCACGTACATCACCATCGGCTCCGGTCTGACCGCCGAGGTTCGGCTGACGACCGGTGTGTCCGGTGCCGGGCCTTACACGGTCACCGTTCCGGCGCTGACGTACGCGCACGCGTCGGGCTCCTCGGTCGGGTCTGCCACCGGCACCAACTACGGCTCCGCCGCGGTGCTGCAGGCGGCGTCGTTCGTGTCCACCATCGGCCAGTACGACTTCTCCAACGGCGCACTGGTCGCGGGCGGTGTCACCTCCGTTGTGTCGTCCGTGTGGACTGTCACCGGGGGCACAACGGTCGCGAACGTGCGCTCCGTGTCGCTGAAGGGCTCCAACCCGCTGAAGGTCGACAGGTGGGGCCTCGGCTCCCAGCTCCGCTCGGAGCAGCTGGAGAACAACTGGCGCGACTACAGCGCGGCCGTGCAGGTCGACTACAACTCGCGTGCCTACTACGACGCGTACGCGGCCGACGCGGCCCTCGCCCTGGTGCTCACGTTCACCGCCCGCTCCGGTGGTGCGGTGCTGCAGTTCTACGCGCCCGTCGCGTTCCAGTCCGATGGTGCCTCCCCGCAGGTTCCCGGCCCTGACACGATCATCCAGTCCCTCAACTTCGACATCCTCGACGACGGGACGAACGGGCCGCTGCAGGCGATCTACACCTCCACCGATGCCAGCGTCTAACGCCCTCGGGATGCAGGCCCTCACCGACCTGTCGACCCAGTTGAAGGCCGTCGACCGTGCGTTCGCGAACGGCATCCGCAAGAACCTCCGTGCCGGGGTCGCGGATGCCGGCGCGCAGGTCGTCGGGCGAATCAAGACGGAGTCGTCGTGGTCGTCGCGGATCCCGCAGGCAGTCACCCTGAGCATCCGCTACCGGGTGAACGGGGCGTCGGTGCGGGTGCAGGTCGACAAGCGGAAGGCACCCCACGCCCGCCCCCTCGAGGTGGGGAACAAGAACCAGTTCTCCCTCGCCGCCATCAATGCCCACGGCGGCTACAAGGTCGTCAACGGGAGGCGTGTGGCCGTGAGGTTCGCCGCATACAAGGAGATCAGGAAGTCCGGTGCCGGTGTGGAGCGGATGCTGCGGCATCCGGTGTTCGACAGCAACCGGCCTCCGTCGCGGATCGGGGAGCAGCCCACACGGCCGTTCTTCTTCCCCGCCATCAAGGCGTCCGCGCACGGCATCGACGTGCGCATGGAACAGGTAGTCATCCGCACAGCTAGGGAAGCAGGGTTCAGGTAGATGGCACGCAACAAGTTCACGGTCTTCCTCGCAGGGGAGGTGCTGGGGGTGTTCGACGAGAACGAGCTGACCCTCAACGACGCCTTCACCCTCGAGGCCAACGCCGGGCAGACGGTGAACGAGATGCTCGCCGGTCTCGCCCCGCTGCGGGCGCAGTCCCTACGGGCGCTGGTGTGGTTCATGAAGTGGAAGCGGGGCGATCCGGAGCACATTTCCGCCATCGACTTCAAGCTTACCGACCTCTCCTATGAGGCGGTGGTCGAGCCGGACCCTACCAGGGCGAGCTCCGAGCCAGACGCAACCGGTACCTCGGACTCCTCGCCTACTTCTGTCACTTGAGCCCAGTTGAGGTCGATGCCCTCACCGTGGCCGACTTCAACCGTCTCTGCGACTTCTGCGACATCAACAACAAGGGGGAATAATGGGCACCCTCGCACAGAACCTCTCCTTCATCCTTCTTGGCGAGGACCGCTCCGCATCCAAGACGATGACGGGGGCGCAGGCCACGGCGGAGAAGGTAACCGGGGCCATCGGCAGCTCCTTCTCCAAGCTGGGCGGGGTGATCGGGGGCGAGTTCGGCGCGATCCTCTCCAACGCCGGGACGGG